GTCCGAACGCAACAGCGAGCGCCAGAACCGACACGGGCTGTCCTCTGTGCTCGGGAGTTCCACCGGCATCCCCATCGCCCTGGGCGGGGCTGCAATCGGATTTCTGAGCCGGCTGGCTGAGGACGAGCGGCAGGCTGGGCGGCATCGCACGGTTGGTGAGGCCAAGTATGCCGCCGGGGACCGCGTCGAGGTCGCGAACGGTATCATGGCCGGCCACTCGGCGCTCATCATGGGCGTGGACGACCTCGCAGGCCGCATGCTGGCTGAGGTCGAGCTATTCGGCCGGATGACGCCGATCGAACTCTCGTTTGACGACTTGGCGAAGGCGGCTTGACTTACGACTCAGGGCATATATCTTCCTGCGCGCGTGCCGAAACTAATACTAACAAAAGACGGCGCAGGAGAGCCCGAGTACGCCCTTACGGCGGAAGAGGCTTCTTGCGTCGGGGGTAGTCCCCCTAGAGTTTCACAGTTCGGATGCAGTTGAGTCGTAAGGCCAACTCCCACTGGCTAGGTGCCGCCTAGACATCCGATACCCATCAGGCGGCGAGGGCCTTGGAGTGCAGATGCCTGCGCTCGGTCCGTGGAAACTTGGCCTTCGGAGCGTGCCCCCGGGAAGGCGCTCCACTCCCGACATCGGGGCCGCCTGACAGAGTTCGAAGGGGAGGCGCGGGACACCGCGTGACATTGGCGCGTAGGCCGGGGTCGGATTCCCAAGGCGCCAGCGAAAGAATACGGCCCTGCCGAGCGCAAGTTCGGTCCCCTTCGATCCTCACCATCAGCACGTAAGGAAGGCGAGGGGATGATCACCATTTTCGGCGTTCCAGTCTTCGGCGTGATTTTGCCGTTCATCGGCCGGCGCACGATCCCGCTCAATGGCGATGGGTCGGTGGTGGATACCGGTCAGTACGACATGACCGAGGAAACGGGCGCCTACTACACACGTCCGATGGTTTTTGAGTGGCTTGGCTTCGGGTGCGGCCTCGGCCCGGCGCTCGTCTACAGCGCCAGAACGAATGAGCCCGTTGACCCGCCCTGGCTCGCTGTTGAGGGCGCCTGATGTCGATGGGCCGCGACAAGGTCATTATGGCTCCGTATCGGCTTTCGCCGGAGACGGATCGTGATCTGCGCCGGGTTCGGCAATCGCCGCGTAGCCATGTCGACGTGCAAGCGGAACGTCGCAATCGAGCGGCTCGATATCGCGCCCGGCTTCGATGACCCCCACCGAACTCCAGTTTCTCCGCCTCTGCGCCGCCGTCTACTGCATGGGCATCACCCTTGCCTGTGAGCGGGCAGATGCGTGGCTGGCAGGGGTGGAAGGGAAGGGGAGGTGATGGCGCTCATCAATCGCCTTATCGCCGAAGCAAAGGCTGGACCGAGCCCGGTGGTTACTGTCCGCGAGCATGAGGTCCGCAAAGTCGCTGAGCATATGCGTAAGCTCAGGCACGACGGCCTACCGGTCGATGATTACGTGAGGCTCTTGTGCGCCGGAGAGGTCCGCATGCTCGGCAATCCGGTTGTCGTGTTGCCCGAACCCAAGCTCTACACCCCCGAACCCCAAACCGCAGAAGACCGCATCGCCACACAGCGGCAGACTAAGCCCGTGTCGGATAAGTGCGGGATCACCCGAAGACGACGAGTGACGCGCTAAGGAGGCCGCATTGGCTCAGAGACTTTTCCCGCTCCGCCGCGCGCGTCAGGTCGTTCCCGGCGGCGCCACGAGCCAAGGCAGCGGCGGCGTGCTCGTCGCGTGCTCTGCTGATGGTTGGGTGCGCCTGAACCTGGCGAGCGGCGACTTCATCGACATCTACGCCAAGGCCGGCACGCAGTTCATCCCCGACATCCACGTCAACGGCGTCGGCAGCGCTTCGGCCTTCACGCCGCTGGCCACAAACGTGGTCGTGAACGTCTGCGACTACTGAGCACCCAATGACCGGACGGCCTTCCAGTTTCACGCAGGCAATAGCGGACACGATCTGCGAGCGTATGGCTGAGGGCGAAAGCCTCAGGCTGATCTGTCGTGATGATGCGATGCCTGCTCGGTCGAGCGTGTTCCGTTGGTTGCGGGAGAATGAGGCGTTCCGGGACCAGTACGCGCAGGCGCGCGAGGATCTGTTCGAGACCTGGGGCGAGGATGTCTACGAGACCGCTCTCACCGCGGCACCTGAGGACACGGCCCGCGCCCGGCTGCTCGTAGACACCCGCAAGTGGCAGCTTTCGAAGATGGCGCCGAAGAAGTACGGCGAAAAGGTCGAGCATGAGCATGGCGGCGTCGGCGGCGGTCCGATCGGGATCGCGGTCAGCTTCATCCGGCCCAACAAGGATTGAGTTTCCCGAGAAGCTGGAGCCGCTGTTCCAGCCTCATCGGTACAAGGTGCTGTATGGGGGGCGTGGCGGGGCCAAGAGTTGGGGGGTTGCCCGAGCGCTGCTGATCGAGGCGGCAAGCCGGCCGCTCCGCGTGCTCTGTGCCCGTGAGATCCAAACCTCCATCAAGAACAGCGTCCACCAGTTGCTCAAGGATCAGATCGAGGCGCTTGGTCTCGCGGGGTTCTACGAGGTGCTGGAGACGGAGATCCGAGGGCGCAACGGCAGCCTGTTTCTGTTTGCCGGCCTCAAGCACAACGTGGCCAGCATCAAGTCGAAGGAGGGCCTGGATCGCGTTTGGGTCGAAGAGGCGCAGACAACGACGAAAGGCTCTTGGGATACTTTGATCCCGACCATCCGCAAGGAAGGCTCGGAAATCTGGGTGACGTTCAACCCAGAGCTGGACAGCGACGAGACGTATCGTCGTTTCGTGCTCAACCCGCCGGCCGATGCCTGCGTGCTTCGCGTGAATTGGGATGACAATCCGTGGTTCCCGGATGTTCTGCGTCGGGAAAAAGACGATCTCCGAGAGCGCGATCCGGATGCCTATCTCAACGTCTGGGAAGGCCACTGCCGCCAGGCGCTGGACGGCGCGGTCTATGCGGATGAGCTTCGCGAGGCGACGCAGGCTGGCCGCATCATGCGGGTGCCATATGACGCCACCAAGCCTGTTCACACTTTCTGGGATTTAGGCTGGGCCGACAACACGTCCATCTGGTTCGCGCAGGCGATCGGCTTTGAGTACCGGCTGATCGACTACTATCAGAACAGTCAGAAGGCGCTTCCGCACTACCTGAACGCCTTGCAGGAGCGCGGCTATATCTACGGTACAGATTGGCTACCGCACGACGCCTCAAGCCGACAGATGGCGACAGGCCGCTCCATTGAGGAGCTGATGCGAGATGCCGGCCGCGACGTCCGAATGGTGCCGCGCCTATCGCTGGCCAACGGCCTGAACGCCGCGCGAACCGTCTTCAACAAGTGCTATTTCGATGAGACCAAGTGCGCGGATGGCCTCCAGTGCCTGCGCCACTACCGCTACGAGACGGACACCGATCGCGGGACGCTGAAGGGCGAGCCCCTGCACGATTGGGCGTCTCACGGCGCGGACGCCTTCCGGTACTTCGCCATCGCCATGCAGGAACCGGTCAAGCCCTACGTGGCCCGACCGAAAGAGCGGAGAGACATCGCATGAGCGCCGAAGACCGCGCGGCCCAGCCGCTCACGCCTGAGATGCTTGAGGTCATCCTTCGCGTCGCGCGGGAGACGGCGCGTGAGGAAGTGCGCGCTGCCATGCATGCCGCCGAGCCCCCGTCCAAAGGCCCCAACGGCGGACGATCCGCGCTGGAGCAGTCGCAGGCTTACGACGCGCCCGAGACCGTAGACGGAGTGTCGGCCTAGCCTATGGCCCGCAAGCCCCAAAAGATGGACGATACGCGCCTTCAGGCGCTGGTCGAGAACATGATCGCCGACGCGGTGTCCTATGACGCCTCCATGCGCAAGGACCGGCGTGAGTACAGCCTGTCCTACGTGGCCGGCGACATGCCGGATCTCGTCGCGGGCGAAGGCCAGTCGTCCGTTGTCAGCCAGGACATCGCGGACGCCAAGGCGCAGCTCCTGCCGAGCCTGATGCGCGTGTTCTGCGCTTCGGATCGCATCGGCATCTACGAGCCGCAGCAGCCCGAGGATGAGGCGTTTGCAGAGCAGGCGACCGACTACGCCAACTACGTGTTTCTGCGTGAGTGCAACGGCGAAATGCTGCTGCGCGATGTGCTGGACGACGGCTTAGGCCTCGGCAACGGCATCATCAAGCATTGGTGGGACGACACGAAAGAGTATAAGGTCGAGACCCTGACGGGCTTGCCCGATGACGTGTTCGTGGAGCTGGTGTCCGATGATGCTGTCGAGGTTCTGGAGCATTCTGAGTACCCCGATGAGAGCGCTGAGGTTCCTGCCGCCCCCCTTGTCGGTGCAGTTGATGCGGCAGGCTTCGGAACGCCCGGTGGTTCTCCCGCCGGCATGGGTGAAACAGGCGCGGCTGGACCTATGCAGGCCGGACAGCCTAATCCCATCGCGCCAGGTCAAGCCCCGCCTCCGGGTCCGATGGCCCCAGGAGCAATGGCAGGACCCGGAAGTACCTTTGCACTTGCGCCGGGCATTCGAGCACCAGTTGCAAACGGCGCGATACCCTTCGACCCGCCCGCCGGGGGCGACCCTGCGCTGGCTGGCTCGCCAGAAGGCGACCCCCGCCTAGGCATCGGCGGCAACTTTCCGCCGGAGCTTCTACCGCCTCCGATGCTTCACGACGTGAAGATCCGCCGCGTCACCCGCAACGGTCGTCTTCGCGTCGTCGCTGTCCCAGATGAGGACTTCGGCATCGAGAGCAGCGCCACCGGCCTTAACGAAGGCGAGTGCCGGTTCTGCTACCATCGTGAGACGCCGACCCGGTCTCAGCTCATTGAGCGCGGGTACGACGCCGACATTGTGGACGAGTTGGGCTCGGTCAACGAGACCTCGGACGCGTCTTCCCGTCGCCGCGGCACCTACTCGGCCCGATCGGATCAGAACGACGAGTTCGAGGACAAGGCCGGCGAACGCGTTGAGGTCTACGAGTGCTATGCGCTGATCGACATCGACGGCGACGGCATCACCGAGTGGCACCAGGTCGTCATGGGCGGCTCGTCCGGCGCGCAGAAGCTGCTGCGCCAGACCGAATGGGGCGGCATGCTCCCGTTCACCGACATCGTGCCCGATCCGGTCCCGCACGTCTGGCGCGGCCGCTCGCTGTATGACCGCCTCCGCGACGTGCAGCGCGTCAACACCGTCCTCTATCGCAAGATGCTGGACAACCTCTACCAGACGGTCGAGCCCCAGCGCGCCGTGGACATGTCCTCGGTTGAGAACCCCGACGCGGTGTTCAAC